GAGTGGTCTGGAAGGGTTTGACACCTGACCAGCGTGAAGCCCACGGTGATGTGTTGTCAGAAGTGAAAGAGAGGCTCGCATGAGCCTTTCACCTGATAGAGAAGGCAGGCTGACTGCCAGCGTTTTTGCGTCAGCCATAGGCATAGGGTATGACTCCAGACAAAAACTCTGGAGGCAGCTCACAGGCCGTGAGGAGAGGTTTGCTGGTAATGACGCTACTCAGTGGGGGAAGGATAACGAGATACACGCCATAAGCGCCTATGAGGTGCATACAGGCGACATCGTGCAAAGTGCTGGCGGTAAACAAGGTTTCGTTATATCTGCAAGCCATGACTGGCTAGGATGCACTCCTGATGGCTTTGTCGGCAGTGACATAGTGATCGAGGCCAAATGCCCAGCCAGCATGAACTTATACGGAAAGGTTCCTGATCAGTACCTGCCGCAAGTGCAGGGACAGCTTTTCATAACTGGGCGCAAGCTGGCTCACTTTATTTGCTGGACACCAGAAGGCTTTGAGGTCTGGGAAGTGCCGTTTGATGAAGAATATTGGCAGCAATGCCTTGCGCTACTGTCCGACTTTTATAGTTTTTGGAAGTCAGACCAGGAGCCAAAAAGACAGAAGAAACCAATTTTACCAACAGTTGAGACAAGGAAAATAGCATGAGCTACGACAACACCAATCGCGGAGCAATCTGGAAGAACGAAAAGAAAGAGAATGAAAAGCACCCAGACTTTAAAGGTGATCTGAACATTGATGGCGTTATTTATAACGTGTCGGCTTGGAAGCGTAAGCCAGACGCAAACCCTAAAGCACCGCTGCTGTCGTTATCAGTTAGCAAGCGTGAAGTTCCTCAAGAGGTTAAGCAGGCTGCAATGCACAGTAATCACGGCAGGCAAGCTCCTAAACAGAACACTCCTGACCCATTTGATGACCAGGATATACCGTTCTAGGAGCTAACATGGAATCACATACGTTTGTAAAAGTGCAGGCTGCGCTTGGCTACGACAATGCTCGTATGGCTGCTGAGATCGGGCTGTCAGAAAGGATGGTGGTTGCTATGAGATCGGGCGAAAGGCTGATCAGCATCAAAACTGCATCTGAAGTTAAAATTGCAATAAAAAGGCAAATTGAGTGTTTAAAGGTGTTGCATAAGTGCGTTAAAGTAGGCACAATTAAATAACACACACACAGCAGGAAACGAACATGACACTAGCAGCAGCACAACAGCACTATGACAACATGCTCCCGTCAGAGTACCCAGAAGGTCACGAGTACACTGGCGAGATTGTTGTTGATGATGACAACGGCGAACCCACCCTGTTTGAGTTTGAAGACGGCAAGATTGTCGCCGTTTCAATTGACGAAGACGCAACCATGATTCCATACGCCAAATGGAAAGGCTGCGACAATCTTGTAGCCAAAGCTGATGCAGAAGCGTCTGAGTTGTGGAATGCAGAACTTGAGGAGATGCAAAATGACTACTACTAACCGCCTGCAATTCTGGATCAACAGCCGCCAGTTCGCCCGTCACATGCTCGGACAGCGCAACAAGCGTAAAGAGCATGAGTACATTGGTGACACCATGCGCCATGTCAGTTTCACAACACGATGCCTCGCTGATGAGATACGCAGGGTAGAAAAACAACTTGGCAGGCCACACAGGTATCTGCCAGCAAGTGGGTTTTATCAGGGCGTTGTTTGGTAAACATGACTGCACCGCATTAGGTGCAGGAGTCTGAAAGCACTGCTATCAGCAGACAAGGAGAACAACAATGAAGTACAGAAAAAAGCCGGTAGAGATTGATGCTTTGCAATGGACTGGGAAAAACCTTGAAGAATGCAAAGCCTTCCTTGGCGATAGTTATTTGCTGCATTTCGCAGAGAGGCGCCCTGACGGCAGGAGCGAAATAGGCATCAAGACACTGGAAGGCAAGCACATAGCAAGCCGTGATGACTACCTGATTCGCGGAGTTAAAGGCGAACACTACCCATGCAAACCTGACATTTTTGCCATGACGTATGAGCCGGTGGAAGCAGGCAAGGGAGGTGAGTGATGGAGCTTATAATCTTAATAATTGGCATTGCACTTGGCTACCTAATCGGCACTCACAGCACACGCTATCAACGCACTGATGACATCCAGCGACTGATCGACATTGACGCTACTCAGCGCAAAGCGGATGGATCGTATCGCGTAGGTGATGACTTTACTGAGTACCAAAAGCACGAATGCGGTGCAGGCAAGCCGCGTGAGGTAGCACGATGAGTCCAATGACATCAGCAAAGTTAACAAACAAACGATGCATGTGTCCTACTTGCAAAGAGGTATTCAGCACTTTAAGCAACTTTGACAGACACCGTGTGGGTACGCATGGGGAACGGGTTTGCGTTGCTCCTAGCTCAACAGGCATGGAGATTAAACATGGTTCAAACGGTACTTGGTGGGGGATGCCTGGGAGAACTAAAGAATGAAAGATGTCATTGACACAGTAACTAGGATGAGACAGCAGCGGCAAGCTGAGGCAAAGCGGATGCTTAAAGAGGCAAGCATTATCTGCGGCACGATCATTGTGCTGGCTGTCATCATCATTGTGATGGGAGTGCGGTTATCGTGATACTCGACTCAGAGTTTTTGCTGTACGCTATTGAGCAGAAACAAGATCAGCAACGTGTCAAATGGTCAGAGCAAACGCGAACGGAAATAACAATTTTAAACCGGAGGTTGATCGAAAATGAAAACCTGCTCCGACTGCCCAGCGTACCGACTGACAAACACTAATGCGGTAGGTTATTGCCCGATCAATCACAGGCAGGTCAGAAAAGGTTATATCATGATGCCTGAAGGCTATTGCCCAAAACCGAACCAAGCTCAACTCATTGAGATACTGGAGCAGATGAAACGTGATGCGATATCAGAAAGAGAATAAATTAGCGCGTGAGATTCTGGAGAACGACATCAAGATGTATCTGTCAGCAGGAGGCAAGATTGATGTGCGTCAGCCTGGTGAATCAGTAGCAGTAGATGGCACAAACCAATGGCCTGCCGGTTTTTACAATGACGACAACATTGCCTTCCACAAGAAACGTCCGAGGCCACGATGAAGTTCGTCACCTACCCCTCTGGAAGCGTCCTGTGCTGCGCTCCACACGATTCTGGGTCAATCATGGCACTATGTAGCGACTTACAGTTATCGTTGCAGGAACGGGCTGAGAAAGCCCAGCAAGAGGTGCAGGAGATACTTGATAGACTAGCCGCCGGAGAGGAATAACGCTCTTTCGGCTTCTCTGCGCCTGACCAGCCCATTAAGTACCTTGCCGCCAGCTTTAGTCCACTTGAGGAACTCGTCTGCTGCGCCTTGATAGTCTGCCCTGTTGTACTTCATCCGCAGCGTACTAGATTGCAAATTGCCTAGCCCCACGTTGAAAGCAAACGAGACCATTGCATCCAGGTGGCACATATTATCAGCAGCAGCAGGACATAATCTTCGTACGCCAGCCGAAAAACGATCCAAATCTGCCTCAAGTAACGCATCAATTTCATCAGCATCCCAAAGCCTATTATGTTCGCTGCGTAGTGGATAGCTGGCTCTCTCGTCAGTTTTGAGCCTTGCCTGATCTGGATAGAGTACTCTGCCATAGCCAATCGTCCAAAGCGTAGCAGGACACTTGTAGGGCTGATTGTGACAGCCCTCAAAGGATTTGATCAACTGGATACCGGCCTCGGATATGCTCATTTCTTGTTGAACGCCTGCGACCCGAACCAGAAGCTGATGATTGCGGCTAGGATAGCCATTTCGTCATCAGAGAAGACCATGTCCATCGCTTCAGCAAAGGCCACGCCTGTGCTGTACGCATACCAGATACCAGCCACATCAACAACGATCAAAAGGCCGACAAACAGGTATGTCACGACTGGGCGAACAGAGGCGCGTAGATTAATCACCCACGTTGATGCACCTTCGCCGATCTTCATGTCATGCTTCCACATAGCCAGTTTTTCCTGCGCCTGTGTCTGCATTGCAATCTGCTCAGTCTTGATTTCCTCGACTCTAGCCTGTGCAACAAAGCCCTCACGAGCAAGTGCAATCTCGCGCTCACGATTAGCGGCCATCATCGCCAGTTCGTGCTTCTTGTCGCCTCGATCTTGTACAAAATCCAGCACCTTCGGCAGGCCACCCGCAGCAAAACCCATTAGGCTTGATATTAAACTCAACATAACTGTTACCCCAGATTCGTTAAAATCCCGATTATTAATGCCAACAATGCACCCACTAAACCGAGTATCACAACAATGGTCAGAGTGTTTGCAATAAACTTTCTCATCTTCCTGCGTTGATTTTGGATAGCCTTAGCGCGGGTGTCTTTAATTCTTGCCCGATCTCTAAGCATATCAACGTAAGCGTCAGTTCCCCACTTGTACACAATAAGCTCACGCAGTTCACGTTCTTGCTGCTCAATTTTCTTGCGAGCCAAGAGTGCTTGCATTGCCTCTTGCTCGACTGAGTTTTTACTTAAAAGCTTTTTAAACAGTGGTGGGTCTTTGGCTTCCTCTTCAGCGGATTTTACGTCACTGACTGCGCCAAACCATGTGCCAAGTTGACCGCCCATGTCTTCAAGCTCACGCCCCATTTCAATGCCACGTTTTATGACCTTGTAGGCACTGGTGGCTATGGCAAGAGCTGAGACTGGGTCGAGCATTACTTATCTGCCTTTTTGTCCAGCTTAGAAAACACTTTGTCAAAGTTCTGATTCATCTCTTGCCGGAAGCCTTGCATGTCTTGCCTGAACTCTTCACGGCTTAACAAAGCAGCCTGCTCACGTTGCAGCGTTTCGATCTTGCGATCCTGCTCCTTGTTGTCCTCGCGCGTGGACTTTACGAACCACGCAACTATGGCTCCTGCTGCTGCGATCATTGCGTCAATAATGCTTGATTCGGGCATGATCTACCTCACTCTGGCTGGGTCGGCCAGACTACAGTTGCTGGGAAGCCCGTCTGTGCACTGATGTCTCTTAACTCTTGACGGTAGGTAGCCCACGCTGCTTTGTCTACAGGAGCATCAGCTACCTGTGTCCAGTCGCTATCCTTGAGCTTGTTACCACGGCTTGTGCGTACAGATGCTGCCTGCTCTGCATCCTTCATGGCTTTGTAAATAGCCTCTTGCTCTGCCGCTGTAGCATCTTCGTTGTCGGTGAAGACGGGGCCAAGAACATACTTGGTATACCACTTACCACCAACTTCCTCTACACCGTCACGCTGACTGTATTGATACACTGTGCCGCCAGTGGCTTGTGCGCCTTCAAAGACTACATCAGCACCCAGAGACTGTAGTATCTCGTCAGTTGTTTCATTCCACGATGCACCGCTTGTGCTTTTAATGTATGCGCGAAACTCTGCTTCGTACATTAATGCGCCTGTAGCTTTAACTCTGATTTGCATGATTTATTCCTTACGCGATAGCCAAATTGTTTCCGTAACTAAAACCAAACTTTTTGTGCCTTGCTCGCCATTCGATAGTTGATTTTTTTATTCCCGTAGCTTGTGCAGCAGCATTTGCTGTTGGGAAGAAACCTTGCGGTGTCGTAACACCTATTGCGTTGTAGTGATTTGCTCCGCCATTTGCTGCACTTATTTTAGCTTTTACCTCTGGCCTGTGCATGGGATTTTTATCCCCTCGCGACCATTCCTTTGGCTTCCCAGTATGCGACTTAGAAATCTTATCTCGAACTTCTTGCGATACGGTTTTTCCAAGGTTGCCAGCCTTTACGTTTTCGCGGCCAGTTCCTATAAAAACATTGCCTATTTCATATGCGCCAATGTCGCCATTTCTACACATGCAAAACTTTTCAGCACCGCGCCCACGTTTCTCCAGCTTTCCAGACTCAGTCCATACAGCCAGCCACTGATCAAAGGTAAGCATAAACGGTATTCCACGACCTTGAGCATTTTGTTCTTGAGTTCTGTACTTCCCAGCCAAGGTTGATCGGCGCTTCCTCACTGCGGCGTTTACGCCTTCCCTTAGGCACTCTCGGCAAGCTCCTCGATAACTCCCGTTATCCTTTCTAAACTCAAAAGCAGAAAACGGCTTTTCCTCTTTACACATTTTACATATTTTCATGGCAACTCCTTGTTAGGTTATTGCCAAGTATACCATACTCTACGCCACGGCAAAAAAGATGAAACTACCGCCGTTAGCATTGATTGCCGCAGGTGCTGTGCTGCTGATCTCAAACCCTGCGCTGTAGGTGTCAACGTAGTCTGTGCTAGTTACTTCAGCCGCTGTTGAGTTCAATAAGAGATACGGATCATTACCCGCTATGATGCCTCTAGCTGTGTCCCAGACGTACCAGTCACCTGTGCTGTCAGTGCGCTTTATGAGGACGAACCTCGCACCACCTGTGAAGCCGCAGTTGATCTGAAGCGTTGTACCTGTGCCTGTGTAGCTGCCTACTTTGGAAACTCCAGCGCAAGTGGCAAAAAGATAGGCTACGTAAGTTGCTGCACTGGTATTTAAAGTTACACTTGACGTAAGCGCAAATGCGGATGACGTTGGTTGCCCCTGTAATACATTATGTGCGGCGTAAGTGTTATTGTTTCTTGCGGTGGTTAAATTTAAATACAAAATCGATTCATTGGTAGAAGTAAATTGAGTAAGAACATACCAAGAGTCCGTATAACTTCTTGGCTTAAAAATAATTAGTTCAGGGGCAGTACCAAGATTGTGAGCCTGCGTTACAGCACTTCCCGTCCCCGTATAACAAACCACATCAAAGAAGCCGGGGGCGCGGCGCATTGGGTAATATATCTCAGACGCACCAGAGCTATTAAGATCAGTACCACTGGCAAATCCAAGGGAGAACCCGTTCATAAGAAAACCAGTTACATCGCCCCCAGCAGTAGATGTTCCTTCCGCATCAGTAAAAGCAGATTGAAGAAATTTTGTGTTACCACGTAGCCTGTCTACAAAAACTGGGGTACTTGTTGTTGCAAGCCTTGATCTTCCAATCAACAAATCAGGAGGAAATCCAGCAGATGTAATATTAGCCGCAGACCCTGTGCCTGTCCTAGCAATGGGCGTAAACACACTCGTCCCACTCGTTGGCACTTCCATTGGGCCACGGCGTATGGCTATGTAGATGAATGTGTTTCCAGAAGGACTGTTTACATCCCCTGCTGTATCCGTAATTTTAAAACCCGTGGCGGTAGGAGAAAGCCTATTTGTATAAGCCTCTGCGCTAGCAGCATTTGCGCTCAACAACCCATCGCCAGAACCTGTTGTGTTGACATCCATGCCTCTCATGTTGTCAAGCATACGCCAAGCATTTCCAGCAGTTGTCACGTTTTTAATCATTACCCATTGAGGTTCGTACCCAAGTGTAATTTCAGGGCCATTGTTGTTATTGTTACCTGTATAACTCCCACAGCTTATAACATTGTCCGTCCCCGTCAGACCAAAACCGCCTGCATCGTGGGCGAATAGGTAGGCTACATATGTGCCGCCGCTGGCGTTGACTGTTGCCTGCGTACC